CAGATGGAAGACGGCACAGGTATCAAGCCCTGTGGGTACGTTCTTGGCGGAGAGCTGCTGAAGTATCTTACTGCCAGTATCGTCCAGCTTATACTCTCGCTGCTCGTAAGAACCAACCCTATCGGCCGTATTCCAATGAATCTGACAGAAGAGATGCCAGTCAGGGGGCAAGCCATCCGCGGACTCAGTGAAGTTTTGCCGCCAGCAAAGAACATGCGCCACGATGGTATTCGTACCGTCCTGAGACACGACCGGGTACCACTCTTTCGGGTCCCAACATGTAAAGGTCTTACGACCCGTATCATCCAAATAAGTACGCCAAATCGCGTCGCCGTACCGACTCACATCAATGGCGGTCGAGTATAGCTTCGCATCGAAATCTGTGTAATCACGGACATCCTTTAGCGCCTGGTTTTCCTTACTGGTGACACCTGTGATGGAAGGATATTCGCCACAAACCAGGTCAGCCATCTTGAGGCTCATCAGCCTCTGATAGTTCATCAGAACCGGGAAGCTAATAATATCCTCGAAATTGCCAATGACCTGAGAGATGCGTTTGGCACATTTCTGGTAAACACCAATCGTACCTTCACGCTGATAGGCTTTGTCGCGAGTCCGCAACTCATCACCGAAATGCTCTCCATCAAAGAGGGCTTCGTTCTCAACATAACGGTGAATCCGGTCACGCTCTTTCAACGGAGGAAAGGGCTGCCCCGGCTCCAGCCATGCCAGATTTCGTAACATTCCGATTCCTCCTTATCGTCTTACTGGTGACACCCCGTAGACACCCGTCAACTCGCCTTGGCTATCTGTATAGAGTGCGTAGCGATCAGAGTCACATGCGTGGTCGTGAATTTTCAACGGGCGGTCAACGCCCTTAAGTTGCGCAGCGGAATCCCAAACGTAGGACACATACTCTTTATCCGTGGCCTTGCAGGAATTATCGATGAAGTATCGATTAGATGCAAGCATCTTGCCTACGAAACGAATGCCATTGATGACATCATTATCCGCGTTCAAGATGCGATATCCTCGACGCATCAGTTCAACCTTCCAGCTCGCTGCCGCAGGGTCTATATAGATGGCAGTTGGAATAATTCCACCAAGCCAGTTCACGAACTCGTTCGCAAACTCGCCGTCCGTTTTCTGCTTGTTTTCCTTCTGTGCGTCCCAATAGTATTCACGGGTCTTGAAAACTCGACCATCGGGAAGCTTAGCAAAAAGACCCCAGGACATAACTGTCGAGGTACCGTAGTCGCAACCTACAATCCACCGGATTGCGTTCGGATGAACGCCTGCTTTCACAATCTCCGTATTCGTGTCGATTTTGTGAATCGAGGGCTCATACATATCATAGATACGTCCCTCAGCAGCAACCCAGTCACCTTTGATCATCCGATCATACCACACGCCCTTGTACATCTGCTTCAAGGACTTGACGTAATCAGGGTCAAGCGAGAGGTTATCATCCATCAAGAACTTCCAACAACGCTTATCCTGAATGTCATCGTTTATGATATAATCGGTATAAAACCAATGGTATGGACTATCTGGGTTGCAGTTGCAGAAACATTGCGCACCCTTGATAGACATACGAGCCATCAACTGGTTGAAGACACTCTGCGGATAGAGGTTCACCTCATCGCACAGCGCCCCGGCGAATGTTGCACCGCGGATTTTCGACTCGGCGTCCTCGTTATTTGCACCGAAGCAATAAATCCGCCGCCCGAAGACTTTCAAGTCACCCTGTTGTCTATTCACCCATTTATAGTGCTTAGGACCAACAATGTCGAACAGATCATTCAACACGTTACGTTGCAGAGTAGCCGTGGTCTTGCCAAACATCGCCAAGTCGCCAGGAGGCCCATTCATGATGTACTCAAGCCACCTCACGGTACAGTTAATCGTCTTGGACGAACGTACTGCACCATAAAGGATATTCAACCGAGCCGTGGACCTATCGAAGAAGTCCAATGCTTTTGGACTAAACGGCGCCCACTCAATCATTTTTTAAGCCTCGCTATCCGCGTCCTCGCCCGAGTCGTTGGTAGTTACCGGGGAGAAGGCTTGCCGAGAAGCCTGCAACGCATTCGCGAGGGTAGTCAGACCGCTCAAACCGTCATCCTTCGGGCCGTTCAGGAGGTGATCGATATCCGCTATAGCCTTCACGGTCTTCTGCAAAGTATCGCCGCAACCCAAATAGAGGTCGGCCACGGGCTTAGTCAGGCATTTCTCAAACGTGGGATCATCCCCAGCCTCGCCGCGATTCATGCTACCACGGATACGCTTGCCGACCTGCTTCAAGGTCACAGCGTATTCCTGAGCAGCTTCGCCGAGGAGATCGGCCTCATGAATTTTCAGCCGACGGACGATAGAATCCGTGCCATCGGATCCGTAAGGCGTATGGAAGAGGCTATGACGCCGAAGGTCCTCGACATTCACCTCAAATTCCTCAGCGATTTTTTCCAGCGTCAGCGACGCATCATCGGGGCCCACTTTGAAAAGGACCCGCTCAATTTTTTCGCGGTCAGAGTGTTTACAAATCGGACAATCTTTCACTGCGCGAATCCTCCCTTCAATCGGTTCTCAAAAATAAACCGTGCTCTTTTTATACTTATATTATATAATAAGATTAGAGGAAAGTCAAGCTTACTAAAACAAAAAATTTTTTGACCCCTGCGGGAGGTGCTTATAATGAGAAGGCAAAAGTACATCGACATGGCATACTCAAATCCAAAAGGTCAGGAATGGCTAAGAACTCTCCACAGAACGGATTTTTGGAATCAGTGGTGTACATTAGTCAAAAATGCGTCACCCAAAAGATGGTATCCAGATATCTCCGGACAACGAACCCGTGCAGAAAAAATTGTCGTAGCGGCCATCTGGCATTTCGGGTTCGCAAATGATTCACCTCGAAGCGAAGCGGTCCGCAGAACCTGCGGTAGGTTGCGCAATCCGCCTGATAAGGGGGGTGGGGTAGACTTATACGGGACTTCGCAGAATGCTATGGACTATCGGACCTTTGGAATGCCTCGCGAATTTTGGTGGCTCGAAGAGTTTCTCGAGTATACGATCCGCCCACATCTGGATAGTTCGGATAAACGCCTCCCTGGTCAGACCTGGTAGTCGTGACTATTCGCGCCGAGGAGCGTGCCCAGTATTTTTCTGTGTGCCTATTTGTCCCTGACCCAAAATTTTCAAGTTTGTGTGTAGCGCCCCCGCCTGTTTAATAGTGGACAGTGTGGTATAGTAACACTCTAACCCGTCAAACATTAAACGAATAAAGTGTAACACAATAACGTACTAACACATTAACAGATCAAAGTGTAAAAGTACAAAGTGTAACACAGTCCATAGCTAACAAATTGGTTAATAAACTAACCCGTCAAACAGTAAAGTACGAATCAGTAAAATAGATAAAAACACGTCCAACAAGTTAGTGAAAAGATCAACAGAAAAACCGTTGCTATTTATCAAATCGAAGCGTATAATTATATCATAAGATAAAGATAAAGCAAAGAGCAAGTAAAAAGTACCGGGTCAAAAAGCAATCAAACAAATCGTTAAAACTTAGTCAAAATACCCAGTGCAAAGCAATCAAATAAAGCGTATAATAAATATAGAAAGAAAGGAAAGAGATGGTTCAGGAGGGTTCACCCTAAAAGCCCTACCCCACCTCGCATAGAGGATAATTAAGCCGGGGCTCCGGCATCACAATAGAGCCCATACGAAAGGAGACACCATGTCTAAGAAGATCAACACTAAGGCGATCGATGCGACTGCCACCACCAGCGAGGAAGCTACCACCGCTACCCCCACCACCCCCGTGGCGGACCTGCGCTCCTTGATGGAGCAGTACCCCAATGCTTCCCTGCGGAAGCTGGCCATCTCCTGCGAGATCAGCTATGGCTGGGTTCTCAAGTGCTCCAAGAAGCCCATTCCCAATGTCCCCTATGACCCCGAAGCCATCAACTACGAAGAGGTTGCGCAGGTCTTCGCTCGGCGCGGTATCGACCTCAACCTCGTGGATTGGGCGGCCCTCAATGAGGGTACGTTGCGCAAGGGGGCTCTCCTCACGAAGGACATGGATGCCTTCCAGGTCGGTGCAAAGGTGTGGCTCCGTGAGGACAACGTTACTCCGTTCACCATCTGCTACAAGACTGAGACCCACATCGTCATCATGAAGGATGGCACCACTGAGCCGCGTGCCTGGAGCCACGCCACGTTCCTAATGAAGGGCCCCGTGTTCGAGCCCCGGACCATCACTGAGAAGTCCAACGACAGCGTCGAGGAGGCTACTGAGGAGGCCTAACGGCCCCTCGGTGCCCCGAGCAGGTTGCGCACATCAAATGAGGAGGTAACTCAAAATGTCGATGTATGATTGCCCTGAGCGTCCGCTCGAGCCGCCCGAGGATCGCAGGCCAGTGTATGGCCGCTGCGCGTGTTGCGAAGAGGAGATCCGCGAAGGCGATGATTGCTGGGATTTCCGTCCCTTCGGCGGCCAGCTGTACTGTGAGTACTGTGCGGATGATGCTCATAAAATTGAAGTGGAGGTCGAGTAAGCAATGTGGTTCCTAATTGGTTTCATTCGGCGCCTGTTCTTCAAGAACAAGTTCTGAGCGGTGCACCACGTAAGTTGCCCAGAGGGGCTCTGGCGAGTAAGTTGCACAAGGAGCTAAAGCCGCCTGAAAGCCGGAGCCTCGGGGCCTTGGGGCAATTAGTAAAGCGCGCCCAGGTGCGTGACCTCTTAACGCCAGCGGATGGCGTAGGTTGCACAGAGGGCCTTGCCGCTGAGGTGCCTGCGAACCTTGAAAATTGAATTGAGGAGGGTAACTACGATCAATCAGTTATTAGTCGAGTACGGCTGCCAGGCAAGCCTATATAAAAGAAAAAAGGAAGGCGAAAGCCTTTCCAAAAATTCTTAAAACTGATTTATCGTTATTCCCTTGATTCCTTACTCAATATCTTTCCTAATTGCCCTTTCAATCGGTATCATACATAGTATTTTCTTTGTTTCTCCTTTTTTAATAAATAAAAAAATGAGAAACAATGAATATAGATTGTTAAGACAGATAGGAGGGAGTAAAAGGTAGAGATATCACGGAGGTTAGATTCCACGTATGAATCATCTTTCTATCAGTTGATTCTCTTCACCTAAAAACGAATTTCCAAAATATAGACTCAGAGCGCCGCCGTTCTATACTAATAACTGATAGAATGTGATTCGAAAAAATACCCAAACAGAAAGGAAGTAACAACAAAATGTCACAAAATAGCTTACCTCAATGCGCGAAATGTTCGTTCTTTGATAAGTGCACGATCCCTTGGGAGTCAATCCATAACGGTGCGTGCATCCTCTTCGATCCCGTTGATGATCCCGCTGATGCTGAGGAGCCTGCTCCTGAGCGCGCCGACCAAAGTACCACGCGGAGTATCTCTTCGAACCCCTCTAACGAAACCCCAAGCCCCCTCCCCACTGTGCAACCTACTCCGGCAGGAGTCGAAACGCCCTCCGCACCAGTAGCGGTAAAGGAAGGCCCTAAAACGTATCACATTCCTGCGGGCGCTTTCGATTCGGATATCGGTACGCTGGATCTCGATAGGCATCACGAGGCGCGGAAGGACATTGCCAAGGCGTTGCAGTACCTCCGCAACATTGCCGAATGCTGGCAGAGGTCCGAGGAAGGTCAGAAATGGATTCAGGTAATCAACCTGGAAGTTCTCTACGGAGGTAGAGCGCAGGCGCATCTGGGGTTCGAGACCTGGGTCCGTATGGTGAAAACTTTATGTGCGGAGCAGCGAGTGGGCATCCGGCGGCATTCGGGGAAGGATTTAGGGCTCCCGATTGAGGAAGCGACCTTCCACTGTTCGTTCATCGACCCCGGAACCAATGTTGAGTTCTTTGCCCTCGCAACGGGCTCGCAGCTCTATGATGAAGGAGTGTCTGATTTCCAATGAGGTATAACTATGACCCAAAGCTGTTAGAGTTCCTTTCAACTCGGTGCAACGTAACGCAGGCCGTGGCCAGGATAGCGTTGGACCATGCGAGAGGAAGAATCCCGGAGGCGATCGAGTTGTTGAAAAACGACCAATGCCTACACGCGTTTATGAGGGAGGCGAGAGAATATGGCTGTGAAGAGTGATTCATATGCGGCCCGGAAAACAAACAGGTTATGCTGCTGTCATGACCCTCAGCGTACCGAGCCGAAGAATCCGCAATACCTCTTAGCACATCCCGAGGATCGGCTCCTCGATCTGAAGCGCACTTACCAGGCGCAAGTGGGTAGCTGGCACATCACGGACATCCGGCAATTCTTCATTGACTCGGAGATTCCGTTCCGTGAGATGGGTTGCGCGCGAAGCAACATGGTCTGTTGTGGCAGTTGTACGAGAATGTGTTCCAAGAGATGTCCGCAGGACGTCCTGAACAGAGCTTACCTCTTTTGTGGCGCGATCCTCGATGCACCGACAGAGGAAATCCGTCAGCAGAGATACCAGGCAGCAACGCAGCCCGTCCGATGGCTGTATGATGAACTTACGAGCGAGACACCGAGATACTTCACAATCGCAGAGATGATTAAGGAGATGACGAGTCCGTTCTACAATAAGGAACTGGAAAGGATAATTTGTGAACAATATGGAAACGAAGATAGTCCACATAAACTTGACTACGCGCCCGTCATCGAATACATCGAGAAGACGATCCGGATCCGGCATGGGCAGGCGGAGAAGGCCCTCCGGAAGAAAGTCGATCCGGAAACTGGTATTGTGTCTGTGCTTGACTGGCCTCGCAGTGGTATGTGTCCGTTTTGTCTCCCAACGGGGCTCACAGACAACAGGCGAACAGCTTGTCCCAAAGACCTCCGAAAGCATCATTGAGACACCCCAAGCCCCCGATCAGGCGGACTGCTCTGCGCAACCTACCGCGCTTGTCGCGTTCGTGGCTAGTCAGAAGGAAGTCGAGATGCTTGCCCAGACTGTGTGGGGCGAAGCGAGAGGATGTTCCAGGATGGAGCAAGCAGCTGTTATCTGGTGTGTACTTAATCGAGTAGACAATGGCTGGGGAAGTATTGAAGAAGTGGTTTCTAAGCCGAGTCAGTTCGACGGGTACAACGAAGAGAATCCCATTCTGGAAGAGTTTATTGAGCTGGTGTTGGATGTCCTTGATAGATGGACTCGAGGCACAGATGAAGGCAGAGTATTGCCAAGTGATTATATGTGGTTCACTGGTGACGGAGTACATAACTATTTCGTCAATGAGTGGAAAAGCGAAGACTATTGGGATTGGAGCTTACCAAACCCTTATGAGGACTAACAAAGGAGCATAGACAATGGCTACATGGCGTTTACCCTCTGGTATGATTGGTGGTTTAAGTTTGGACATGCTGGCTCAGCCGCATCTTTTGATTGCGGGGGCGACTGGCAGTGGTAAATCGGTCCTGATTAACACTTTGATTTATACGGCGACGTTCAAGAGTCCTGACGAGGTGAATTTCATCCTCATTGACCCGAAGTGTACCGAGCTTCATATGTATAAGAAGTTGCCTCATACAATTAGATATGCATGCGAGACGTATGATGTGCCAAGTGCATTACGGTATGCAATCGACATTATCGATAAGCGGAAGCATATTATGCAGAGAAAGGAGTTGCGGAACTGGCCTAAGGAACTTGGCCCGGATGTGTATGTCATCATTGACGAGTTTGCGGATCTGGTCACGATGCCAGGCGGAAAAAAGGTTATCAAGCCTCTGGTGCAACGAATTGCACAACTTGGACGAGCTATGAAAGTGCATCTTATCCTCGCAACTCAACGTCCGACCCGGGATATTATCGATGGGGCAATCAAGGTCAATTTGGATTCCAGAGTCGCGTTAAGATGCCCGACCCCCGTTGATAGTCGCAACATACTCGACGTCAAGGGCGCGGAGAAGTTGCCCAGATACGGTAAGGGTTTATACCTGACGCCGAGTAAGACGGAGCCGAGCCTGATAGATATTATGATGACCGATGAGCAGAAGCTGAGACATCGTATCGACTTCTGGGCCGCACAGAATAAGGTTGGATTCTTTGGTAGAAGGAGGTGATATAATGAGCGTTAACGCGATGCGCAACGCACTTAAGAACCAAACCAAATATCGGTACAGCGAGAAATGGTGTGCTAAGGTGGATCGTATGCGTGACGAACAAGTCATTGCAGTGTATATGCGGATGAAAGCTGCAGGTGAGATTTTTTAGGGTTTCCTTGGCAGAAAATTTTCTAAAGAAATTTGCAAAAACCCCTTGATTTTTCTTAAAATATGCTTTATAATATAATTGTAAAAACCAATAGGGGAATTTCACGGGAAACGTGTAGATGCCTGTAATTGGTTAACAACATAAAAACAAGCAGGAGGATTTAATCATGAACGAACTTCAGGAAGTAATGGAGAAATTGGGCACCCCCACTCTCAAGGCCATCGCGGCCGTGTTCGACATCCCTCAGCAGCGCCTGTACAGCGTCGCCAAGCAGCCCAAGGCCGGCGAGGTCTATGACGCCAAGGTTTACAACTGGGATGCCATTCAGCGTTTCATCAGCCGCCGGCTGGATGCCGAAAAGGGCCTGGGCACCTACGAGGATGTCATCGCCGCGGCCCTGCTGAAGGACGAGGAGTTCAAGACTCAGGACGGCCGGCGTGGTGCTAATCGTGGTCAGAGCATCAAGCAGACCATCGAGGTCGACGGCAAGCAGGTTGCCGCCCGTAAGTACAAGAACTTCGAGATGGACGCCGATACGCCCGTGTGTCTGCGGCATGACGCCAACGTGTACAAGATCGTGATGCAGACTCTGACCCACACCGTGCTGCGGCCCATCAACGAGGACGGCTCCTTCGCCTCCGAGACCGTGAAGGTCATCTCCAACACGATGCTGAACATGAAGGGCGCTGGCCCCTCCACCGTCGAGGATGCCGCCAAGAAGCGCTGGGCCGGCGAGTACGTTGATCCCGACGCCAAGTCCGATGCCGGCGATGCCACTGCCGAGGCCACCGAGGCCTAATCACCTCTTTCCGAGAGCTGCCCGTCCTATGGGATAGGGCAGTTTCTCCAAGGCAGGGTGTGTTGCTAAAATTTCAAATGAAAGGAGTACCAAAATGGCTGACCAGGTGAAGTGTTTGTTCGGAGATCCGGATATCGATAGAAAAATTCGCGAGGCCATCAATACTATTCTTGAAGGCAAGGCTAAGCGAGTTGATATCGGTACGGATGTGAAGGTCTATCGTTGTGGCGACAATGTCGTCCGGGTAGACTATAGGGTATCCCACGATGTCTGATTACTCGATGACATGGTGCGAGGAATGTCGGCGTTGGGTGCCTCAGAATAAGCTCGTCTATTTCGATGGGCATCGAGTTTGTCAATGGTGTCTTGATGGCGTTCCTACACCAGAGAGCATGGTGTATGATCCTCATCACGAGGAAGTACAGTGCATCTACTGTGATAGCTACAATACAACAGAGCAGGCTCCGCAATGGAGAACGTTTAAGTGTAACGATTGTGGTGAGCTGTTTACAATTTGACGGGGGGGG